CGAAGAAGATGGTGTTAAATTTTGGAGATTTAAACACAATTACAAACAAGAAGGAATCCTTGATAAAATCATTCCAATTTGGAAAGCAAAAGGAGATGTTACTGATCCTGATAACGGACGTGATTTAATTCTTGAGTTAACAAAGGCAAAGACACCAAAAGGTGCAACATATACGGTTATCCAAACTGTTATGTACGATGACCCAACACCAACACACGAAGATGCTGAAACGGCAAATGGTTGGATAAATGATGAGTTAACTTGGGAAGACGTGTATTCTAAAAAACCTGTAGAGTATCTTGAAGCAATTGCAAGAGGTGAAACTCCTCGTTGGGATACAGACGCTGGTAAATACATTTATTCTAATAGTGACGAATCAGAAGTTTCTATGGGTGGATCAAAACCAAAATCTATTAATGAAGTAGAGGATCCTCAAATGAATGAGGAAGAGGATGAAGATTTACCATTCTAATTAAATTATTAACTTTTATACTTGGGCACATTGGATAACTTTGTGTCCAAGTATTTTAAAATCAAAAAAAATGAATAAGATTTCAGAAAAAATGTATGAGGCATTGACCTTAAAATATCGCTCAGAAATGGCGGAAGCAGAAGCAACACTATTAGTTTACTTTACAAATCCTGTTGGGATTGGAGAACACCCACAACACGTTGAAGAAATGGATAATTTAGTTGAAAAGATGGTTAACGCAAAAGATAAATTAGAAATGTTAGAAGTGTTTCACAAATATAATCTTAAATAATATGGCAATTAAGAAGAATGACTTTAGTTCGATAAAGAAAAAGTTTTCATCGGACGCAAAATACAAACCACAAAGATTTTTTGATCTTGGATCTGAATTCCTTGATGCGGTAGGACTTCCTGGCCCCGCAATTGGTCACTTGAATATGTTACTTGGTCACTCTGATACAGGAAAAACAACTGCCCTTATTAAAACTGCTGTAGACGCTCAAAAGAAAAACATTTTACCCGTTTTTATAATTACAGAACAAAAATGGTCATTTGAACACTCCAAACTTATGGGGTTTGAATGTGATGAGGTTGTAGATGAAGAAACAGGTGAATTGACATGGGATGGATTTTTCCTATTCAATAATAATTTCGACTACATCGAACAAATCACAGAATACATCAATGACTTATTGGACGCACAAGAAAAAGGTGAATTAGATTATTCTCTTTGTATCATGTGGGATTCAGTAGGGTCAGTTCCTTGTAAGATGACTTATGAGGGTAAAGGAGGTAAACAACACAATGCAAGTGTTTTAGCCGACAAAATTGGTATGGGTATCAACCAACGTATTTCAGGATCTCGTAAGGCAGATTCTAAATATGAAAATACTCTAATCATTGTTAATCAACCTTGGGTAGAATTACCTGATAACCCATTTGGTCAACCTAAGATCAAAGCAAAAGGTGGTGAAGCAATTTGGTTAAACTCTTCTTTAGTATTCTTATTTGGTAATCAGAAAGGTGCGGGAACAACAAAGATCACGGCAACAAAAGATAAAAGAACTGTTAAGTTTGCTTCAAGAACAAAAGTGTCGGTTATGAAAAACCACATTAACGGTCTTGGTTTTGAAGACGGAAAAATTATTGTGACTCCACACGGATTTTTACCGGGTAAAGATACAACAGAAGAAAAGGCATCAATAGAGAAGTATAAAAAAGAATATGCTGACTATTGGAAAGATATAATCGGAGTCGATGGTGACTTTGATTTGAAAGCAGAAAAAGAAGAAGTTGAGTAGTAACTATTAAATTAAAAAAAATGTCAAAAACCTTATTGGTTGACGGTAATAATTTATTAAAAATTGGATTTCACGGGGCTCGTGATCTGTATAATAAAGGTGAACACGTAGGTGGTATTTGGCACTTTTTAAATACGTTACGTAAATTCTTAGAAGAAACCAACTTCAATAAAGTAGTTGTATTTTGGGATAGTATAACAAGCTCTTCACAGAGAAGAATACTATACCCAAAATATAAACTAAATCGTAATCCTTTAGAAAACGAAAGTAAGGAAGAATCCTTCAACCATCAAAAACAAAGAGTTAAACAATATCTTGAAGAGATGTTTGTAAGACAAATGGAGACAGAAAATTCGGAAGCGGATGATCTTATTGCCCATTACTGTAAAGTGTCACCAGATGAAGAAAAAACAATATTCTCAAGTGATAGAGATTTAACTCAATTAATCTCAGAAAAGGTTACTATATATTCCCCCCAATCAAAAAGGTATTATAAATTTGGAGACAAGATTAAACTTAAAGATTATGAGTTTCCACACTATAATGTTAAAACCGTGAAAATACTCACTGGTGACGGTTCAGATAATATAGATGGTATATTTTATTTGGGTGAGAAAACTTTAGTTAAATTTTTCCCTGAGATACTTGATTCAGAGGTTTCTTTTACCGATATTTTAACAAAAGGTGAAGAACTACTGAAAGAAAATAAAGACGTTGTTGTTCTACAGAATTTATTGAGTGGAAAGACAAAGGAGGGGATATATGGTGACGAATTTTTTGTGATTAATAAAAAAATAGTTGATTTATCTGAACCTTTAATTTCTAATGAGAATAAAGAATTAGTTGAAATGTATCAATCAGAGTCCATGGATCCGGACGGTAGAGGACATAGAAACTTAATTAGAATGATGATGGAAGATGGATTCTTCAAATACTTACCAAAAGGAGACGATAATTGGGTTAATTTTTTAAAACCATTTTTAAAATTATCAAGAAAAGAAAAAACAAAATTTAGAAACAAAAAGTAAAAAAAATTATGAGAGATCAAGATGTAACAAAGGTAGAGTTTTTGTTAATGTGTAATGATAACATTGTAGTACAAAGATTTTTTAATGTGAAAGGTTTTAATAAAAACGCTCACAAATCTGAAGAATTTTATGATTATATTAGGAGATTTACAGAAAAACTTAAGTATAATTTAAAAATGAGAAGTGTTGTTTATATGTTAGACAACCAATATGAAATTGGGGAAAATCCTGATATGTTAAATACATCAATTACTGATGGACCTGAAAATTTTAATGTCTATATTAAGGTTGGAGATATGACAATTTGTCAGAGAACGTTTGACGCCAAACTATACCCACCAAAGGTAAGATATACCGTAGACCTACGCCCGCAACTAAAAGGTATATTAAGTGACCTGACTGACATTTTTTCAGGTAAAAAATTTAATTTTTATTATCCCGAATTTATCCAAAACTAATAGTATTTATCATTACTAACAGAAGGAAAAATATATGGCGACAAACAAAAATTTCGAGTATTTGGGGAATGTATTCCAATTACAATTATTAAATCAAATGGTCTTAGACAAGGACTTTTCACACTCAATTATTGATGTGATAGAAAACAATTATTTTGAGAATAAATACTTTAAAATAATTGTTCAAATGATCAGAGAGTATTATTCAAAATACAATCATACACCATCATTTGAAACATTAGAACAGATTACAAAATCTGAATTACAACAAGAAATTGCGTCTAAAGTTGTATTAGACACAATTAAGAAAATCAAGGATGCACCTATTGACGGAGTGGATTTTGTACAAGAAAAGGCATTAAAATTCTGTAAACAACAAGAATTACAGAAAGTAATGGGTAAAGCACAAAAGATCATTGACGGTGGTGAATTTGAGAACTACGATGCTCTTGAAGAGATGGTCAGAGGAGCTTTACAAGTTGGGGAAAAAGACACAAGTATGTTAGATGTATTCTCCAACTTAGATCAGGTGTTAGATGATGATTATAGACACCCAATTCCAATGGGAATACCTGGTATTGACCGACTAATGAAAGGTGGTTTGGCTAAAGGTGAAATTGGTGTAATTTTAGCACCTACAGGTGTTGGTAAATCAACCGTATTAACTAAGATCGCTAACCACGCATTTAACTTAGGGTTTAATGTATTACAAATATTTTTTGAGGATAATCCAAAGGTAATCCAAAGAAAACATTTTACTCTTTGGACTAAGATTCACCCTGACGAATTGTCAGAAAAAAGAGATCAGGTTATTGCTAAAGTTAAGGAAGTTGAAGAAACAATGTCAAATGAATTAATATTGAAAAAATTACCATCTGATACTGTAACAATGTCACAAATTAAGAATCAAATTAGAAAAATGATTGCTGATGGAACTAAGATTGATATGGTTTTACTTGATTACATTGACTGTGTTGTCCCTGATAAAAATTTAGGTGATGAGTGGAAAAGTGAAGGATCAGTAATGAGAGCATTTGAGGCGATGTGTCACGAATTAAATTTGGTGGGGTGGACTGCAACTCAAGGAAATAGGAATTCAATATCTTCAGAAGTAGTAACTACTGATCAAATGGGGGGATCCATTAAAAAAGCCCAAGTTGGACACGTTATTATTACAGTTGCTAAGACGTTACAACAAAAAGAAATGAAGTTAGCAACTATTGCTATTACTAAATCAAGAATTGGGGATGATGGTGTTGTTTTTGAAAATTGTAAGTTTGATAATGCAATGATTGAAATTGACACAGAAAGTTCAATGACATTCTTAGGATTAGAAGAGAAGCAAGAAGAAAGACAAAGACAAAGAGTCAGAGAATTGTTGGAAAAAAGACAACAAAAACAAAAAGACGAAACAAAAAACAATTAAAAAAAATTTAAAGAAAATGGAAAAAATATTAGTTGAAAATCCTAATAGGTTTGTCATCTTCCCTATCGAACACAATGACATATGGGAATTTTACAAAATGCATCAAGCGGCTTTTTGGACTGCGGAAGAAGTTGATTTAACCAATGATATACGTGATTGGGAAAAATTAACAGATAATGAAAAGTTCTTTGTGAAAAATGTATTATCATTTTTTGCGGCATCGGATGGAATTGTTAACGAGAATTTGGCGGAGAACTTCTATCGTGAAGTACAATACCCTGAAGCCAAATTTTTCTATGGATTTCAATTAGCGATGGAGAACATTCACTCATTAATGTATTCGTTATTGATTGATACATACATTAGTAACCCTAAAGAAAAAGACGAGTGTTTTAATGCGATTGAAAACTTACCGGCAGTAAAAAAGAAGGCAACTTGGGCTTTGAATTGGATTGAAAATTCCTCTTTCCAAGAAAGATTGGTTGCATTTGCGGCTGTTGAGGGAATTTTCTTTTCAGGATCATTCTGTTCTATATTTTGGTTAAAATCACGAGGTATTATGCAAGGATTGTGTAATGCTAATTCATTAATATTTAAAGATGAAAATTTACATTGTGATTTTGCCATCCATTTATTAAACAATCATTGTGAAGAAAAACCGTCTGAAAAAAGAATAAAAGAAATTTTGTTGTCGGCTTTAGAAATAGAAAAAGAATTTATTACTGAATCGTTACCTGTTTCATTAATCGGTATGAATTCAAATCTAATGAAACAATACTTAGAGTTTGTTGTTGATGGGTTACTTGTTAAATTTGGATGTAGTAAAGAATTTAACGTTGAACAACCATTTAAGTTTATGGAACAAATTGCTGTTGAAACAAAGGGTAATTTCTTTGAATCAAGAACGATGGAATATCAAAAAGCCAAACTAAATGAAACAATCACATTTGAAGAAGATTTTTAAATAAAAAAATATGATGTCACTTAAAATACTTAAAAGAGATGGGGATAATGTATCATTTAACCCACAAAAAATTTACAATCGTGTCAAACGAGCGTCAAAAGGTTTGAATGTAAATTCAGACGAGATTTTTATTAAAGTTATTACTTCAGTTCCAACTGAGGGTGAAATAACAACAAAAGAATTAGATAAACTTGTATATGAAATTGCGGCTTCTTATACTGGAAGTCATCACGATTATTCAAGATTAGCATCTTCAGTTGCCATTTCTTCATATCACAAAGAAACAAATTCTAGTTTTTCTGAAACTATGATGTTACTTTATAGTGATGGTATAATTCACGAAAAGTTGATTGAAACTATAAAAGAATACGGAGAAGACAGTATTGATGCTGTTATAAACCACGATAATGATTATAATTTTGACTATTTCGCTTGGAGATCATTACAAGAGATGTATCTATTAAAAAGACCTGATGGTACTGTGGTAGAGAGACCACAACATATGTATATGAGAATTGCATTATGGGTAACAGATACTTTTGTGGATGCTGTTGAATACTATAAATCATTGTCTAATCAACTTATTTCTAAAGCAACACCTATTATGATTAATTCAGGTACAAAAGTACCTCAATTAGCATCTTGTGTATTACATTATAATAATTCAGATTCAAGAAAAGGTTTATTAGATACCTTAACAGATATATCAACATTTTCTTCAGATGCTGCGGGTATTGGTTTATCGATGTCCAACATCAGAAGTAAAGAAAGTCGAATATCAAGTTCAGGTGGTTACGCTGGAGGGTTGTTAAAATACCTTAAAATTGTTAATGAATCATTACGATTCTTTAATCAACAAGGTCGTAGACCGGGATCTGCGGCAATTTATCTTGAACCATGGCATAAAGATGTAATAGATTTGTTAGATATTAAAAAGAACACTGGTGCTGAAGAACTAAGAGCACGTGATTTGTTTACAGCTCTTTGGTTACCTGATAACTTTATGAGGGCGGTTAAAGAAAATTCCGATTGGTATTTATTTTGTCCTAATGATATTATTAAAGCAGGATTAAAACCATTACAAGAATGTTATGGTGATGAATATGAGGAAATGTACAATAGGGCGGTACAAATGGGGTTAGGTAAAAAAGTTTCCGCACAAACAATATGGACTAAAATTATTGAATCACAAGTTGAAACAGGCGTACCATATCTTTGTTCTAAAGATAGTGCTAATAGGAAAACAAATCATCAAAACATTGGAGTAATTAAACAATCAAACCTTTGTAATGAAATTTATCAGTATACAGATGAAGAAACAACAGCAATCTGTACATTATCTTCAATAGTATTAAAAAACTTCGTTAAAAGTAATAAATTTGATTTTCAATTATTATTTGATGAAGTTAGAAAAGTCGTAAGAACTTTAAATAAAGTTGTGGATATTAATAATTACTCAACTCAAAAAGGTTTAAAAGGTGGTTTAGAACAACGAGCAATTGCTATTGGAACTCAAGGGTTGGCGGATGTATTTTATTTACTCGATTTAATCTTTACTGAAGAAGAAGCGAAAGTTTTAAACAAACAAATTTTTGAAACCATTTATTATGGGGCAATTTATGAAAGTAATGATTTATGTAAAAAAGGTAAGTATAAACCATACAAACATTTTAAAGGATCCCCAATGTCAAAAGGTGTTTTCCAATATGATATGTGGGGATTAACAGAAAACGATCTGTCAGGATATTGGGATTGGAATAAATTAAAGAATGATGTTAGTGAATATGGAGTGTGTAACTCATTATTTACGGCACAAATGCCTGTAGCATCTTCCGCAAAAATTACTGGATCTTTTGAAATGACTGAACCGGCTCACTCAGCTCTATTTAACAGACGTGTAGTTGGGGGTGAGATTATGATTGTAAACAAATATCTAATTGCTGACTTTGAGAAAATTGGAATATGGTCTGAGGACTTAAAGAATGAAATCATTATGAATGAAGGTTCTATTCAAAACATCAATTTTAATAATTATTTAGATCCTGAGGATAAGAATTACAATAAGAAAGTGAAACGAATTGAACATTTAATCCCTAAATACAAAACAATTTGGGAGATTTCACAAAAACAACTTATTGATATGGCGGCAGACAGAGCACCATTTATTGATCAATCACAATCAATGAATATATATATGTCTAATCCAACACTATCAAAAATAACCTCATCTCATTTTCACTCTTGGGAAAAAGGATTGAAAACACTTTGTTATTATGTTAGAACAAAGGCAATATCAACAGGAGCCAAACATTTGGCGTTTGATGTTTCAAAAGTAAACCAACAAAAAACCAAAATTGAAACCCCAAAAGTTGACTTTACAAATATGAATTTACCACCAAAACCTGATAATTCGGAGTTTGAGTGTTTTGGGTGTTCATCGTAAGATGGATCGTGTATCATCAAAGAAATCCCGTTTATTCGGGATTTTTTATTTTATAATGTATTTATTCAAAAATTGTTAAGAGTATATTTATTGAATATGGCAAATGGAATAACATACGGTATAAATTTTCCTTTCAGAGATTCGTTTGTTGGTCGATACTTAGATACATCAAATGATAGTGATGAAGAAATAAGAAGTAATCTTGTACATTTATTGTTAAGTAAAAAAGGCACAAGATATTTTTTACCTGACTTTGGATCAAGGTTATATGAATATATCTTTGAACCATTAGATGGACCAACATTTAGTGAAATTGAAAATGAAATAAGAGATTCGGTTAGTAAATATATGCCTGGTATACTAATCACTAGCATTAAAATAACAGATGCCTCAATGGGGGATGAAAATCAAGGTACATATATAAATCAGTATGGTGAAAAGGAATTCACGGTTCCAAATATTGCGCAATTAGAACACACAGCAAAAGTTAGAATTGATTATAGGAACACTAATAATGCTTTCAATTCAAGCGATTTTGTAATTATTAATATTTAATAGTATATGGCAAATAAAAAAATATCGTACACAACGAGAGATTTTGCGGGAATAAGAACTGAACTTATAAATTTCACAAGAACTTATTATCCCGATCTTGTTCAGAATTTTAACGATGCTGGTGTATTTTCAGTGTTGTTAGATTTAAATGCCGCAGTAACAGATAACTTACAGTTTCAAATAGATAGAAGTATTCAGGAAACTGTATTACAATATGCACAACAAAAATCATCTATTTATAATATTGCAAGAACCTATGGTTTAAAAATTCCCGGATCAAGACCATCAGTTGCTTTAGTTGATTTTTCAATTACAGTACCTGCTTTTGGTGATAAGGAAGATTTAAGATATTGTGGTATATTAAGACGAGGATCACAAGTAAATGGTGCTGGACAACCATTTGAAACGGTATACGATATTGATTTTGCTTCACCAACAAATGCGGAAGGATCCCCAAATAGATTAAAAGTACCAAACTTTGACTCTAATAATAATTTAATTAATTACACCATTACAAAACGAGAGGTTATTGTTAATGGTATAACAAAAGTTTTTAAAAGAGTAATTACACCAAATGATGTTAAACCATTTTTTGAGTTGTTTTTACCTGAAAAAAATGTTTTGGGAATTACAAGCGTATTACTTAAAGATGGTACACAATATACGTCACCACCATCACCTCAGGAATTTTTAGGTTTGGAGAATAGATGGTATGAAGTACAAGCTTTGGCTGAAGACAGAGTGTTTGTTGAAGACCCAACCAAACCATCTGATCAACCAGGTATAAAGGTTGGAAAATATATTGTAACAAGTACTAAATTTATTAGTGAGTTTACACCTGAAGGTTTTTGTAAGTTAACTTTTGGTGGTGGTAATGTATCTGCCGAACAACAATTAAGAGAATTTGCGAGAGATGGTGTTGGATTTGATTTAAACAAATATGTTAATAATTTAGCTTTAGGTAGTGCATTAAAATCAAACTCTACTTTATTTGTTCAGTATAGGGTTGGGGGTGGACAATCAACAAATTTAGGGGTAAATATTATTACACAAATAGGAACTGTATCATTTTTTGTAAATGGACCATCAGAATCTATTAACTCAACCGTGGTTAACTCTCTTAGAGTAAATAATGTTACAGCGGCAATTGGAGGGGCTAATCCACCAACAACTGAAGAAGTTAGACAATATGTAACATATAATTTTGCGGCACAAAACAGAGCTGTAACTGTTAATGATTATGAGTCAGTTTTAAGAACAATGCCATCACAATTTGGTGCTCCGGGTAAAGTTTCTATTGTTGAAGAAAATAACAAAATAAAAATAAAAATGTTATCTTATGATACAAGTGGTAATTTAACTGAGGTTGTATCAAATACTCTTAAAAGTAATGTTGCTAATTACTTATCTAACTATAGAATGATAAATGATTATATATCTGTTGAGACCGCAAATGTTATTGATTTGGCTCTTGATATTGATGTTGTTTTAGATTCTAGTCAAAATCAAGGATCAATAGTGGCTAAAATTATTAATATTGTTACCACATACTTTAGTCCTGCTGTTAGAGGTCTCGGTCAAAATGTTTATGTTTCTGAAATAAGAAGATTAATACAAAGTGAAAACGGAGTAATATCTGTGTCAGGAATATTCGTTTACAATAAAGTGGGGGGACAATATTCGTCTTCACAAACTTCTCAACCATATGAAGACCCATCAACAAAAATGATTCAATTAGTTGCGGATACTGTATTTGCGGAACCAACACAAATATACCAAATTAGATTCCCTAATAAGGACATTACAGTTAATGTTCTCAACTTCAAGACGATTAATTTCTCCTGATAATTTATTTTTCAAATAAAAGAATTATTTTTTGAAAATAGGAAATAAACTATTTATCAAGAAAGAATAACTAATGCCAAAATCATATAGAATACGTACATCACCCAATAGTGAAAAGACAATTAACATTCAGTTAGAACAGGATTTTGAATTCTTGGAGATATTGTCACTAAAAATTAATCAGGGTGACATCTATAATAGAATGTGTTCTGACTATGGTGTTATTATAGGTAGAGTATTAGTTAATAATGGGTATGGGGTACCAAACGCTAGAGTATCTGTTTTTATACCAATTGAAGATGTTGATATTGACAATCCAATAATTTCCGAACTTTATCCTTATCAAACACTATCTGATGTAAGTGCGGATGGGTACAGGTATAATTTATTACCTAAAGAACCATCTTATACTGGTCATGCTGCAACAGGTACTTTTCCATCGAAAGAAGAAATATTGACTGATCAATCATATGTTGAGGTTTATGACAAGTATTATAGATTTTCAGTAAGAACAAATGATAGTGGGGATTATATGATATTTGGAGTCCCAACAGGAACACAAACGGTTTTAATGGACGTTGACTTATCTGATATCGGTTGTTTTTCGTTATCACCTCAGGATTTAATTGATTCTGGTGTTGCGGTTGAGTCACAAGTAAATGGGTCAAAATTTAAAACATCTACAAATCTTAATGAATTACCTCAAATTGTTACCCTAAATAAAATCATTGAGGTTGCCCCATTATGGGGTGAGCCTGAGATATGTTTATTGGGTATTACCCGTGCCGATTTTGATTTAACTGCCACTGCTAATATTACCATAAAACCAAATGCTGTTTTTATGGGATCTTTAATATCAACAACAGATGATGATGCGGTTAAACCATTAACTTGTAAACCTAAAAATAACACGGGTAATCTGTGTGAGTTAGTTGCGGGGCCTGGTCAAATATTGTCAATTAGACAAACAATTAACGTTGATGAAAATGGTAGACCAATACTTGAAACTCACGAATTAGATCAAGATGGTAAAGTAATTGATTCGGACGGAACATTTTTAATTAATGTCCCAATGAACTTAAATTATATTGTTACTAATGAATTTGGTGAACAGATATTATCAAATGATCCAACTAAAGGAATCCCAACTAAAGGTAAATATAGATTTAAATTTAAATGGCAAAATGAACAAGGATTACAGAATCCTTTTATGAGGGGACATTATTTAGTTCCTAACATAAAAGAGCATGGTTGGGTAACTCCGTCTGTAGATCCACTAAAAGATTATCCCACAACACCTTATCAGTTTATATTACCTAATGGTACTTTAACATCATCATTTCCTTTAAACAACACCTCAGATGGTGGTTTAGTTTTAGATAATAAAATTAATGTGGGAAGTTTTACGGTATTATTAAACGGTAACCCTTATTTTGGTGATTTGGAAAGTATACCTATTACAGTAATACCAACAATTATTACAATAAATGTTGTTCCTGTTAATCCGGGTACTTTAACTGAATTTAATTATACATTTTATCAAAAACCAACTTACGATGCGTTAAGATCATATGCATTTAGTTTAGATTGGAATGACTACGGTGATAACACCACAACTTCAGGTCAACAAATGATCCAAGACGCAATTGATTGTGAAGATAAATTTTATGAATTCAATTATAATAAAGTTTACACCACATCTATGTTCTTAGACAGATATAAAAAAGGTGCTGGAAGGGCAAGACATTTAGGTATTAAAGAAATCGACAATAGAACTTGTAAATCTACCGTAAATACTTTTCCCGTTAATGATATTATAAGAAATTTTGATTTTATATTTTTTGTATTTAATTTGTTGATTAACATTTTAGCAATACCGATATTAATTATTTTATGGCTTGCTCACTTTATTGCGTTAATATGGCCTGTTTTAAAATACCTTTTGATTATTTTAGGAATTTATTTTGGGTATCAGGCGGTACAACAAGGTATTGATGTTGTAAATTCAATATTAGAGGGAACGACAGGATTCGCAGTACCTGGTGGACCTGTAATTAATGCGGGGGTAATATTAAGAATTGCTGCACAACTTTTAGCTGCGTTATTTAAATTAGCGTTATCGTTAGCGTTTATTGCTTTTACTGCAATTTATTTAATTAAGATTGATAATTTCCCAAGATTAGGTTTACCGATGTTATCATATCCTGAGTGTACAAGTTGTGATTGTGATTGTGGTAATGCTGAGATTGATGATGATATTGATGAAAATACTGTAAATGCAAGTATTGAAGAACAACAAAATGGTTTAGACGATAGTAATATACAGTACGCACAATCAACTTCATTTATCGCACCTGTAAATTTAGCGTCATCTTATACGGCACTTCACCCAAACTTAGAAAACTTCCCTGGTGAAGACAGTGATCAAAATAACAAAGGGTATTTTTATGCCGCAGGATCTTTTGGTCCAAGTATACAATATAAATCATTACTAAATAGAGTGGTTGATGATCAAGTTGGTGGTGAGGTC